TCCATTGGTGGTGCTTGCTCCATTGGTGGCATTGCTCCCATACCCATTGGCGGTAATGCTGGCGTGTCGCCACCAACATTCTCGCCAGGCTCTAAGACCCCTGCCACAGTCAGCAGTCGTTGGAACGCACGGCTAAACAATTCAGGGTTCAACTGCTGACCCATTTGACCTGCTTGGGCGAGAATTTGTATATTCTCCATAGCGGTCTGCTTCTCCATTTCACGCTGAACCATACTCGCTGCACCCTTAGCCACCACCTTACAATCGCCTGTGTACAGAAAGTCGTCCTCGTACATCACAAGGAGCATATACAACAGCGTAATCATCGGCTCAATAATACCCAAGTCAAGGTTCATCAACGCCGACTGAATGGGTTTAAGTGTGTTACCTTGGAGCGTGAGTAGTCCACGCACGGTGCGGTTCGCACCGCTACCAACAGGCTGACCGTGCAACGCCGCAGGGATATTACTGATGACGTGAGCTTGTTCAAAAATGAAGTTCGCCAGTTGCAACGCTTGGCTCGTCATATTCGGAATTTGCGTGAACTTAATGGCACGAGAACCATTACCCATACGGTCGCCGTCCGCAGGGATTACCATACCTGGCGAAATGACTGGTTCATCAATCCAATCGTCAGGCATATATTGTAAAATACGGTTCACTTCCACTTCGGTAATAGGTTCAGACGACAGCCCCAAGTTGTACATCATCAAGTGAATGACAGAACGATACGCCTTGTGAATGGAAAGTAACTTCTGACCCAATCCCACGCCAGCGATTGTCCCATTACGGCTCTCAAAACTTGCCGTGAACACAGGTCTTTTATACTGACTTGGGTTCTTGTTAATCTGACAATAGATGACTTGTCCGCCACACATAATGATTTTCGTCTCATATAGGCGGTCATCGTCAATATCATCAAAACCCATTTCATCAAGGTCAAACCCTGAAAAACGACCATAACGAATTAAAATCTCACAGGTGTCGCCCCTGTTCCAAATCATATTGCCTTTGTTCTCAGGGTTTTTATTATTCCATTCCGTCCAATGACGTGGAATGCGACCCTCTTTGGTAAATTCAATCAATTCGTTGATAGCGTCATAGTCATAGCCTGACTTAGGGTCATCTTTGGCAAGTTGTCGGCAGTCGTACAAATAATCGTACCCAACCTGCTTACGCACGAACACAGCTGTTCCATTTTGCGTGTTGGTTACATCGTCCGTCCAAAACAAATCAAAAGGACTGACACGCTCAAACGCCCACGATACTTTTTGGATTTCTTTGAATTTACCCTCTTTCCATACCGTCTCATATTTAATGACAGGGAATGGTCCGTGGATACAACCAAACGGATAAGTGGCAAAGTCATCGGCGAACTCCATAATCGCCTTACGGTAGCCACCCTCTGTGGTCTTATCATAAAGGTCTTTTTGTAAGAGTAATGCCTGTTCTTGGGCGTGTTGTTTGACCTGCTGGTGGAGTTTGACCTTACTGGCTCGTGTCATCTCAATCAGTTGGTCTTTCTCAAATTTAGGAAAGTCAGGTTGCATTACTGCCACATTAGGCCCAACCCCCATAGCCTGTGCTTGGGCGATGTAGGCTTGTTGTGCCTGTGTAATTTGACTTGCGGTCTGCTCTACCTCTTGGGTCAGCTTGTCCAACATTCGCTCCATTTCCTCTTCGGGAATGTCAGGCTTTGGCGTTGGGTCAATGATAAACGGTGCTGCCGACACATCTACCAGCGTCTCACGAATAAGAGCAACAAGAATGCCAACCTTAAATGCCACAATGGACACAGGCATACCGCTCCATTGTGGATATTTCTCACGAAACTCCAACTCCTCACAAAGCAGTTGGTCGTCTCGTGCCTTATAACATTCGTTTAGAAGTTCGTGGAGTGAATATTCCCCAACACGCTGTGTTTTTTTACTGAACAAGGCAGCACGAAACTGCCTCATCACTTCCACCCCAAGTAACGATTTGGCTTCTAAATCCTCTGTTGGGTC